TGCGGCACCTTGAGAAAAGGCAGAGGCTACCACCGCCCCCAAAGCTACAACTGCTACGCCAATAAAAATACAAAGTCCGATCATCTTGTACCTACTGTATAATAACACATTCTATTCCATCCGGGTACGTCGTCGAATTAGGCCACACTTCAGCCGGGTCGATAAGCACCGAGAATCCAGCCGCTGATTCAGACTGATCGTTTATAGCGCTCGATGCTTGCCAGACGTTATCCTCTGTGGTTTTCTTTTCGATCCTAACGCCTTCAACAGTCACCTTATTTGCACTTATGGGCTGGTTGGTCGCCGATATTTGCGAAACCTTGCCAATTGATTTCGTGGTCGTCGCGTCAATATCTGAGGTCAGGTTAGACCGATATTTGAAAACGCCCGCTTGGTTTATCCCATACAGACGGCATATTGATGCATCGGATACTTGCTTTGAGTGTTCATAGGGAGACTCGCCCGACTTCACAAGTGCCCATGGGCATTGATACGATACGTCCTCAGCGTCGATTCCGAATATGGCGTATGATCCAGTCTCGCTATCGACTGACGGGATTACGCCAGCCGTTCCATCGTTAAGATTCTGGACGTAGAAATATTTTACCCCACCGAATGTTAGCATGCACATATCGAAGTATACACCGCTGGCGCTGATAGCTATATCCACAGTTATCTTGTTCGATGACGAAGCGGAAACGATGTGCTCCACAGTATACAATTGCCAACCAAGCCCCGCCGATACCGTAGCGTTAGCCGTGCTAGATACAAGTGCCGTATTTAGGTATTCCTTTACCGTAGGCGTGATCGTAACCCCGGCTAGATCGTAGGCGTAAAACTGAAAAGTCATTTTGTCGTTAGCAGACAGATCGATCGTTACCGACTGATTTATACTAAGTCCACTTGTCCCGGTAAGATATCCAGAATATGAGCCGAAAAGTTTATTGGTGCTAGAACGTACAAAGCTAACGCCAGTGCCGACCGCGTTCCATGAGTTTGCTATTGTCGCGTTCTCGAAGTCTGAATTACCTAAATAGTTTATAATTTCTTTCTTGCTTGCCGACCATACCATTTCATGGATCAAAGAATTGTTGGCAGGCGTCTCGCGTGAAAGATAATAGTCTTCATAAGCAACCGCATTGCGTTGCTTTTTGATTGCCATCGCCTTTATGCTGTCATTAGCAGTAACAGATATTAGGCTCATCCCGCCCACTTGGACATTGCGCGAGAACGAACCACGATCTATCGACCCACTAAAAACAAGCTCAAAGGGCGGATCGCTCGACGGCTGATAGTCGGCGGACAAGGATTGCGTATAGTCTTGCAATACCTGCGCGTCGGTTAAGGTGCCAAGAAAAGCAGAGGTTTCGGCTATGTTCCCGTCGATATAGTTTCCCATTTATACCTTTATGAGGTACTTCATCCCGAGTATTTTCCCACGGGTTACAGTGCCACGCCGGGGAGTCCCATCGGTGGCATTTGCTTTAACATCGCGCATTTCAAACTCGTTTGTACCGGCTCCGAGACACGGCGTCCAGAGGCCACCACCGGCTGCGGCATTGGTTTGATACATCTTGAAGCTATTTCCCGTTGAGTCGTACAGCCTGTATGGGTAGTCCCCCTGTGCCTGATCGTCTGCAAACTGCCCGAACACCTTCGCGTCATGAGCGGTAACGCCAGCCCCCCTGGTTCCGATACCACAGAACGAAGCTTCGCGCGCATCAGGTACAAGGAAGTTGGCAGAAGTAGAAATACCCCATGGACAGTATCGCAAAGTATGCGTCCCCGATTGCGTCCCGCTTGTGTTTATCGTCGTCCCAGCAATGGCGTTAGCAAGAGAGGTGGCGAGATTGAAGGTGTTGGCGTTTATGTAGATTACATAGTAATTCGTATTTACCGATAGTCCGGTCGGCAATGCCCCATCAGTTGTAAGCTCGACGCATTCTCCCGTTGCCAATCCGTGCGTATTAAGTGTAACAATTCCAGGGCTTGCGATAGATACCGTGAACGTGCCCTTGGATACAGTAACGGCGTTATAAAGAGGAGCATAGGTCGCTCGGCTATACGCAGTTCCATCGCAGAAAAGCCAGCCAGCCGGGGTGGTAATCCCGCCGTAAGGAACGATTGCCCCTGTAGGCATAACAAGAGATGCGGCTATCTCTTTATTGGTTCCGCCCTGCTGGAGTATAAATGTATCAGCCCCGGCCAATTCGGTAGCATCGGCTAGGCCCGTGATATCAAGACTTGAAAGAATCTTATTCTGATCGAGCTTCTGAATTGCCCCCGACTTGAGGATAAGGAAATCATCGCCAGACACGGTGGATGCGGCGTCAGCCTTTCCGTTAAGGGCGGTATATAAACTATCAACAGACATTTACGCCTCCAAAAAATTGCCAGTATCTTCATCCACAAGATATTTTTGCGGATCTACATCATCTACTATCAGTGTTTTATTCATATATGGATAGTTTCCGATACAAATCAATTCAGCCTGCGCGTCAAAGGTAGCCGCCGCCGTGCTAGTTCCGACAAGCGCACCGTTTCGGTATACGCGGAAATAGGTGTCAGCCGCCGTATACGTAACGGCCCAATGGTAAAGCGTTGAAAGCGCATAGGCTGATACGGTAATGTCTTTATATGCCGCCGCTGTTCCTGCTCCTTGGCCATAGTGTACCCGAACCGTCGTTGCGTTTACGAATGAGAATCCAAATCCAAACGAATCGCTAGCATCATAGTAGTGAGTACTTATAGGGCAAGCCGTAGAATCAAAATCCCGAGCATAGCACCACGTGGTAAGACTAAGCACGTCCGGCGTGCCGATAAGCGGAACCATGCAATAATCGCTATCTCCGTCAAGGTAAATCCCATTCCCGGAAAGCACGCTATACGGGTATGGGCCTACTGGGGTTAATCCGTTCCCGTTTCCAGAAACATCAGAAATCTCACTCGAGGAGATGCCTACTCCGATATAGATGAAATCAAAGAGCAGGATATCCCCATCCGACGCATTCCCGACAGACTCGATTCGTATCCCGTCGCTCGCGTCGGTAAGGAAGAAATCGAACGTTGCCCATGATTGACCTATGGAGAATGTCCCAACGCTGGTCTTGACTCCGCCAGGATAGTAAAATGCTTCCATCGCAATCGATTTATTCCCGCGTATGCGGATTCGGAGTGTGTCCCCGGCAACGCTGGCCCGCCCGGCAGTGTTCTCGACGGAGATTTTATTTCCCGCTACTACGCCGACATTGCGGAGGATCTCGCTCCCGATGTAAAGCGTACCCTCGCCCGCGCCCGTAGTCCATGAATCGGTCGTCACCCAAAGGCTGTTTGAGTACGAAACCCCGCAAGCGCAATCAGGCATTTGCGCGAGATTATCCATTTGGTATTGGGCAATCCTACCGGCCAGGATGGCGGATCGCTTATTCGACCTATATTCTAGGGATAACCCGCAGTTATTTAAGGCTAGATATTTCTCGGAAAGTAACCCATTATATGAATACTGAGACGGGGAAAAAGGAGCATACTGATCGGATGAAAACTCTCCATTGTTATTCATCAGCGATACTCGCATTTCGGCTGAAGTGTACCCGTCCTTATAAGTATGCGAATATTCATTAGCCTTCTTGGTAACATCGCACCGAGTATTCCCTAGCCCGACGCGCTGGAAGTTAAAAAACACCGCTTCGTTTTCTACACCCTTGAAGTTCTCCGAGATATTAGTATCAGAAGCTATGAAGCCATAATAGATAAGCGCATAGTTTATCAAGATATCAACGCCGTTACCAGGGATAAGCGACACCTTCGCCTTATGTCCAGAAATGTCAGTCGCATCCGTTGTCTTGTTGTCTCCATCGCGATAGACTGAAATCCCGTCCGTTGATATCGTACAAGTAAAGCGCGCCCAGGTTTGGAGGTCTTCGTTATTTGTGTAGACGTGGGCAAGCAGAACGTCAACCTGTGCCGGGCTAGCACCGCCCGTGCTTGTATAGGCCTTTAGCCCGATCTGATCTGTTGCCGCATAGTAGCACCAAGCCACCCGCGCGTTATCTACGGCATCCGATCCGAACACGAAGAACTCTTGATCGGTTGCCACATCATAGGCAAACTCGGGCTTACAATAGACCTCAAACGTTATCGGCATCGAGAAGGGAGCCATGTATTTTTCAGTCGATATATCAAGGCTGTACTGTCCATTGCAAGGATCGTTCGCCGTATTCTCATGGAACGTGCTTGACCCGGTTATCGGAGCGTATTCCTGCCTTCGCGGGTCAAGGTATATTCGTATCTCGCTATCTACTTTAGAGGCTAGCCTATCTTTCCAGCTTTGCGATATTGTGTTGACCATCAATAGCCCCTGTTCGCTTCTTGTATCGCGCTCATCGCCACGGCCTTAGCTTCCTGGATAGCCCACGGAGATCCGTTAAAATGTAGGTGAACCGTTGCCCCCATATTCATTCCGCGCTTGTTATTCGCCCCACCAAACGCGAACGGCTCAGGCCCGGCCTCTCCGGCAAGGAAAAGCGTCGGCTTGGTAACAATACCCGATCCACCTTCGGCCATAGGGATTGCTCTGACAGCGGCTGCGGCTACCCCAAGGCCAACCGCTGCGGCGGCATGCCCGACGCCCTTAGCCATGGTTAAAGGATCAACCAATTCGGCAACAGCCATTGCTGCATATTGGGCCGCGAATGCTTCCATTATAGCCGCTATCGCATCGAGGCCAGCTTTCCCGAAAGCCTTCCATCCGTCTTCCCCGGATGCCAGTGACTCAATTGTCGCAGTTGCAATCGCCGTTAAACCACGGATGGTTTCTTCGGCCAATATCTTTTTCCCTTCTAAAATGCGTTCGTTAGCCTCGTCTTCTTTGTCTTGTTTGTCTTTTGCCATTTGGCGATATGTTTCTGTTTCTGCCATGGTTATTGCGTCCAGTTCGTCGGCGGTTTCCATAGCCGTCCTTAACCCGTACGCGTTTATCTCATCGGTAAGCGCTTTTTTGTCTTCGACCATCTGCCGATATGTTTCTGTTTCATTTGATGTAAGCTGGTCTAGCCTATCAGCCTCCTGCATAGCCAACAACTGCCTTCGCTTTTTCCGCGCTTCGGCGTTTTTCTCTGCTTGCTCTGCGTCTTTGGCTGCTTTTTCTCTTTTTTTTGCTGCCTCTACTTCTTTCGCGCTTCTTTTTTCCGCAAAGGAAATCAAGAAAAGAGTGTTATTGATCTCGTCGTCATAATAATTATCTCCCGTGTCCTTCCGATATTTTTCCATTTTTTGGTATTTTTCACGCAGTGTTTCTATTACGTCCGCCCATGCAAGGCCCATGCTTACAAGCTTTCTTTCTATCTCGCTTATGTTTACCTTGGCCGCTTTTTTTCCGAGAAGCGGTTCGAGAAGATCGCCAATCTTCATTTGTTTCGATTGAGAATCCCACCATGAAGACACTCTATTGAAGCCATCGGTAAAGGCCGTTATGACATCATTAAATCTATAGGCAATATCTTTTCCGACGCTTTCGCTTGTTTCTCCCATAGCCTTTTTCATATTAAGATATGCGCCGGTAGCTGTTTTAGCGGCTGCCTCTGCGGCCCCGCCCATAGAGCTATTCAGCGCATCAAGTATTACCGTCTGCGCGGCGGCTACGTCGTTAACAGCCATAAAGCTTTTTATCTGTTCTTTTTGTGCAGCAGAAAGAACTATTCCGGCCTTTTTCAGCATCCCGGCGGCGGCGATAGGATCGGCCAGGGCTTTGCCTAACGTCTTCGTTGCAGAAGTAAGGTCGGTATCCATTATTGTGGCCAAATCAGCCGACGCCCTAACCGCATCGGGGAACACTTTCTTGCTTATGTTTTTATACGTGAGAAGTAGCGCCTCGGCTTGCGTTACATTTTCATCTTCAAATAAAGTAAGCTGGGCAACCTCGCTAGCAAGGCGTGATAGCTCGCTACTCGTCATCCCGGCAACGCCGTTCGTCGCTTTTAAAACAGTCAACAAATTAGAGGTGGCACGCTCAGACTCTACTGCGGACATTATGTATTTATCTACTTCCGCGCCGATTTTTTTTATTGCGCCAGTTACGGCATTATACGCGGCCACCGGCCCTTGCATCATGTCGCGCATATCGGCGAACGTCTGTTTCATCTTGCTAGTAGACGTTTGAGTTGCCTTGGTTTGTCGGTCGTATTTTTTGAGATTTTCAACGGCAGCCGCAACGTCGGCCTTTATCGCTAATCGTAGCTCCTCAGTGGTTATCATTTAGCGATCCTCTTCCTTTTGTTGACGGCTTCCTTTGTTGATTTCCTAATGGTTGAACGCATAATAGTCTGAGCCGCCTTGGCCGCGGGACGGATAAACGGATGAGGAAATCTTAGTTTTGATCCAAACTCGGTAATATTGGCATAAAGAGAGCTTACAATAACGTAGAATATTCTTGACGCCTTGTCGTACCAAGTATGTATTGAGTCTCGAATATGCACGGGATGCGAATCAAGATAGGGAGCTTTTGCCTTCGCTACGGAAAACGCCTTCATCCCCGATATTTGCAGAATATTATCTACAATCTCATCGGGCAACTTAGAGTATCCAAACTTTCCAAGCGTTCCGTTTATGCTAAGCTTTAGCATTGCGCTTCCTTTCAACTATCGCCCATAGCTCGTCAAATGTTTCGCAGACCTTCAACTGAGCGTCCGTGGAGATTCTCCAATTCCCACTCGGGAATCCATATTTTTTCACTCGTTTCCAAAACCGCAACGCAAGGAAAAATCCCTTTTCTATCGCATCCCACATTATTACGGGAACGTCAACAAGTTTTATTTCATCAAGAAGATCGCCGCGTCTCATCGGAATTAATCTCCATTCAAGCGGGTCGGCTTTTTCGTACAGCTCAAGAGTTTCAACCACCGACCCGCCAACGTCAAGAAGGCCCCCCGCCCACAGGAAGAAGGCCATTTCTAGTTTTTTTCGGATATCTCCGCGCCGTTCTCGATCCTCAAAGCAACGTCTTTCATGATGGCGGTAAGCTTCGGCGCCCCACGAACGCCAAGGAACTCTTGCGCCGCCGTTATTTCTTTCCCGTTTACTACGCAGTTTTCGATGGAGTCTACACCACGTAAAAACACTTCCTTGTAGTTTGTCTTCATGTTTACGCGGTCTGTCTTGATTTTCATTACCTCGTAATAGTCGGTGGCGTCCTCTTCCTCAACGGTCAGAAAGCGAAGATTAAACGCCATCGGCTTTTCGTCTTTGTCGTTCCCAAACAGTGACGGGATATAACGTTCCCCGTCGTTAATGTTAATATTCACGATACCACCTTTAGGTAAGAGTCGGGAGATGAGTACAATTCAACTTAGCGTTGAAGGTAGACTTTCCAGCCGCCGAACTTCCAGTGCCTGACCCGGTAATGTATCCACGATGCGTAAAAGTTTTTCCGCCATCAAGCACTTTCAGTATACGCGTTGCGGGAGAAGAACATACCAGCCCGTTATACAATGCAAGCTGAACCGCGTTAGTAAGGTCAAGCCCACCAGAGAAGTTGATCTCAAGGCTCGGCATACCCGGCAAGTTCTTTGCAATCTTATCACCGAATCCAGTATATGGGATAAGCTCACGCGTCCAAGGGGCATCGTAAGTATCTATATATGGAATGGTCGTACAAGTACCATTCGTAACCGAAATGACATCACCGGAGCAAGAGCAAGTCCCGCCAGTGAGGATTTTCATCGTAACGCTAAAACCAGTTGACACCATCTTAGTGCCTCCTTTCTATTTGTGAGAGGACATCAAGTGTCCCATTCTTGTAACCTAGTCGCTCGCGTAAAACCATCATTTTTTCTATATCTCCATTCGTTTGGGCTAAAACATCTAGCCGAATCTTCTCAATATATTCAATACCGCTGTTTTCATACGAATACGTGGAGCATGTATCGCTTAAAAGCCCACCATCGGGTATCGTTATTTTAGCGCCTTTGGCCGTTATGTATCCCATGATCCAATAGAAAAAATTACGTCTCGAGTATTCGGTGTCCGATGAAAAGTCAATCCCGTATAACCAGATATCGCGGTATCCTTCCAAATACGCATAGGCCAAGATCATCGCCACCGTTCCGTTAAAACGCTTCCCGAACTCTTTTATTAAAGATTCAATGGGGAATCGTTGGTTATGCTTAACCCCTTCAATAAGGCCTTTTGAATAGATCACGCATCCAACATTATTAAGCTGATCTACCGTGTAAACGCCATCATGTAACTCAAAACACGCATCTACTCGCGGAAGCTCTTGGCCTACGCTCATAGTTGACCATATCACCGCGTTGCTTGAGAATGGGGCCGACATCCGAGTCGATCCACCGCCAACTATGCACAATCGCTTAGTATTCATACTCCCCTTTCCATTCGTTGATTCCGTGATACCATTGCTCATCGCTGGTATCCTTCGCAACAGTCGGGCCGCTTATTGTTGAAAAATGAACCGTGATACCCGTATCAAGCGTTCCAGAAAACCGATTAAGGATGGTTATCAGCTCCATGCCTATGGCAATGCAATTAGCTTGCAATTTGCTAAACGTGTCAATCTGTATATTTACTTCTCCGCATTTCGTTAAACCAAAATAAAGCGGATCATTGTCGCGCGTAATAACCTGATAGCGTATATAGTCGGTTTGTATGTTCCGATCGACTGGCGCGTCAACCGAATAAATATTAGATCCTACATATCCGGTTATGCTTGCCTGGGTGAGGAGATTATTATAGAGCGCGCTCTCTATCATAGCCATTTACGTCTCCACCGCCACTATCTGCAATTCCCGGTTACGCTCTTCGGGATTGATTACCGCTTTGAACCTAAAACGCCGACCCTCAAATATCCCTATATGCGCGTCCGTTATTCCCCTGAGATAGCGCATCGTTATTTTATGCGTAAGCTCATTCGCCGTTCCACCAAGTCCTGCATATTCTTTCCCGCTCATCGGCGCAATCTCAGCCGGGAACTTTCCTACAAGTGCAAGTGTTTCTGCGCCAGATACACCGCCTGCCTTTTGTACTGAGTAGATAGATAGGTAGTGTCGAAGCCTTCCAGCCCTCATACACTTATCACCCTATCGAACCCAAGAAGCGCTTTGACGCTCCATGGCATTTCATAAGCTTCCATTTTGTCGGTTACTTCGCGATTCTCGTATAGTTCACCTACGAGCATCATTATCGCGTGGCGTATCTCTTCCGGCACACTCGCCGCCGTCGCTCCATATCCGGCCGTATAGGTTATTGTAATCCCGGCAAGTTCTCGAAGCGTAGTTGACGGCCAGCTATAGCCATACGCGGGCGCGAGCCTTCCGACAAAACCGGAAGCGTCAAGCTGGTATTCTGTAGCCGCCCAGGTTGTAGCTGTTCCAGCGGTATCAGTGTAGACGATCGACGAGATAGTCAACGCCGGAGGCATGGGAAGCTCAAACGGAGAGCACGGCCAGTCATCGAGCGTCAAAGCATACGTCCGAGTGATATACGCGCGCCTTTGGTAATTTTCGCAAATCTTACGCGCTGTAGTTATGAGCGAGGAGATATAGGTATCGTCGTCGGTCATATAGTTTCCGGTTATGACCGAACACCCGAAGTCAATCGCACCCACAGCGACCGTGCACACAATGCGTATATATGTCTTGATCCCGGTATACTGCTTTTCGTAAGTACCCGCCGCCGTAATCTGCGTGTAGGTAGTCCCGAGCCAGTCGGTATATCCCGATCCAAGCGTGTTGCTTTCTTGGATTTTATAGTCAAGCGTAGCGCCAGCCGCTACCGTACCGACGGATATCTGTACAAGCGCCGACTTATTCAGAACGTCAACCCCGGTCCCGATAATCCCATAGGCTGGCGTAATAGCGTAAGCGTCGGGAACTAGGCAGGCAGTCGAACCAATCGAGTCAGCAAACGTACCCGTATCGAGGCGAAGATGCGTCTTGACTTCGGCGAGAGTGACTGGTTCAATTGTCGGCGCGACTGTCTGCACTAATCCCATGGCTTCCTTTAATTAAAGTGAAGGTTAACAAGCGCAAGCCCCGCGCCCGTCCGCGTCTCAAGGCAATGCCCTATTTCGCAGAAATGCTTGTCTACGTCAAAAGGAGAAGTCGGCAACGCCTCAGCCATAGCCATACCAGCAGTCTCGCCCGTGTCAGCCGTCAAACCAGTCCGGGCAAGATATCCCATAACGGTACTATCCCAGAAATACGCATACGCGCGTCCCGAAACTACTACCCAGGCAAGTTGACCATCGGGAACTCCAGAGTCAAGGAATACGCCGATACAGCTAGGCTCTTGAACCGGAACAAGTTTTACCGCGTCCTTGGTAGTTCCGTCCGCCGTAACGCAATATCCCTTGATCGAGGCCGCCCCCGTCTTGTTGTAATACTGGACGGCAAGCCCGCCTTCGTCCGTAAACTTTATGCGCTGGCCCGAGCTTCCCCAAATCTTCATACAAGCCTCACTGTCAGCTTGAGATCGCCAGAAGTCCGGTAAACACGAATCGCCGTGATGGTCGGATTCACGGTATCCTGAGTGACAGCCGAAACAGACCCGGCGGGCCAAGTAACCCATCCAGCATGCCCATCTTCGACATCCTGGCGGCAAGAAGCAGTTGCCTGAACATAGCCCACGCCCGTGACTACCGGCTCAAGCTGAACGCTTCGGAACTCTTGCGCATAGCTGTCAAGGTAGACGGGGCTTTGGGCATCCCCTGAACTGTATTGAATAACGATTTCTCTTGTGTCCATCGCCCCATCTCCTTAAAGCTGAATACAGCGCATCCACTCGACCAACCCAGTCTTGGCGGCAGCCGCACCAGCGGCAAGACCGATAGACGGGGAAAGGACGGCAGTGGGATAACCAGCGGAAGCCTGAACGACTAATCCGCCATCGAAATAGAAACTAATAGCCCCGACGCCATCATAGAAAATCTCATAGATGTGTTTCGAGGCATCCATAGCAGTACCGCAAGCCGTGGCCGCGACCGTACCGGACTTCTCTTCGGCTCCGTAAATAGTCGTTACGCCGTCGAGCTTATAGAAGTACACGCCATCATCAGCCAGCGCAATCGCATGGGCCGCGATCATGTTCGTGTCCTTGCTAGCAAGTCCGACAATAAAGTCAGACTGCGTAGCATCGGAAATCGAAACCTTGGCTCCGAAGTACAGCGGATGACCGGCCGCAAGAGCGAACGGAGTCCCGACGACCTGAAGCTCGACAGAATCATTCTCATTCTGCGCCGTGGTAATCAAGCACCGATCACCGGCCGTAATAGCCTGAGAAGCAAGTGAAGTACCAGCTCCGACATCGATCACGGTATTGGTATATTCGCAAGCGGTAGTGAAATCAGTACCGAAGCGCATTTCCCACGAACGAACATCCGGCCCGACGGCCCTCACCCACCGATAATCATAGTCGTCGTAATAGACCAGATTACCGTTGACAAACTTAGACAGTATGCTCATCTCCGGCCTCCTTACGGCAATTGGATGCAGCGCATCCAATCAATTTTGCAGGTTTCCGCCGCACCGCCAGCCGAAGACTGGAGAACGATAGACGGAGCCAAAACGACAGTCGGGACATACGTGGTATGCTGAGCGACAAGCGCGTAGTCAAGGTAGAAGTTCAGATTAGTACCATCATACAAGAACTCGAAGACGTGCGCCGAGGTGTCCAGAACCGGAGTCGCCGTAGTCGTAACGCTATTCGCATGGATCTCGTTATAGGCAACAAGAGCCGTGCTTGAAAGCGCGTACCAACCAACAGCCGAAGCCGCAACGTCAATCGCGTGAGCCGCGATCAGCGCCGTATCGGTAGAAGCAAGCCCGACAAAGAAGTCGTTTCCAGCCGCCGTGTTGAAGGTCAGCTTGGCACCAAAGTACAGCTTCTTTCCGCTTGCAAGCTGGAAAGGAGTACCAACCACCTGAACATTCGCACCGCTGTTTTCAGCCGCCGCCGTGGTGATCAATGCCCGCGTCCCGGCAGTTACTCCCTGGACGATGGTATCAGCACCAATCGCGGTGACGGTGTATTCGCAAGCGGTCGTAAAGTCCGACCCATACCGAAGCTCCCATTTCCTTACATCGCGACCAATCGCGTCCACCCAGGACGCCTCAGACGCATTGTCATGGAATACAAGAACGTCGCCGGTCGGAGTTTGAAGCATTTTGCTACTAATTCCGCCCATATCTTATTTCCTCCGGGCCAATGACAGCCCGTTCAATTTGATCTTGAAACCTTTCGGCCTCAACCAGCGCCGAGCGATCGTTCTTAACGATAACCCGGCGCTTCCTCCTCAAGATATCCCGAGGAGGAAACACCGTTTTCATTTACGCGATCACCGAGGGAGACTCAGGCCCGGCATAGCGAGCGCCAGAGAGAACGTAGACCACGCTGACAGGAGTGGTAGTAGCCGCACCGGAAAGCGTGAGGTTAACCCAGTTCAGGCCATCAGTAAGCTCGCTCGCGTCAATCTCGACAACCGCCATAAGGTTAGCGGTTGCGGAGTTATCGAACGTAAGCGCCGTGGTAGAGTTCAGGACGCGCACGCCAAGAACGTCCGTAGAAGCGGTCGTCTCCTGGTAGTAGCTAAACGGGATCACAGCGGCGCTAGTGGCGGAAGCATCGGACGCATTATAAGCGGTCACGACGACATCGGCGCCATTCGCGGCCCCGGTAGTGATAATAGCGGACAGGTGGGAATATCCCTCCATGTTCACCGCGTCAAGCGTGGTAAGGCCGTTAGCCGAGATAGGGTAAAGACCTACCGCGACGTGCGCCTCTTCGGCAATGTTAAAACCTTTCATTTCTTACTCCTTACGCGCGCACCGCGAGGGCGATGAACGGAGACACTTTCTTGGAGGTCGAAGCGTCCTTGAACGGGGTCACGGCGCTCTTCCAGGTCGGTTGACCATTCACCCTCATGGTGAAGCGATAGGCCATCTCGTCGGTCAGGAAGTTCACGTGCATCGAGGAAGCGGTCTGCACTCCGGCCTTGTCGATAATCATATACTGGCCAAAGTCGCCCAGGTAGATATCGCCAGCGGTTCCAAGAGTCTGCGCCTGCTCCACGAACTCAATGGGCACACCGAGGAGCGTTCCGTTCGGGGTTCCGGTCAACGAGTTGCCAGGGATAAACAGCGGATAGCCAGCTGTTCCGACCTTAATAGCGAGGCTCATCAGCTGGGGGATGCAAGAGCGGTTCATGGCCCAGCGAGTCGTCCCATAGTTTGCGCCGCTGTAAAGCTGAGCGTACATATTGACGATATTCTCGAAGCTAATAGTCTTGGCAGTCTGCCCGACTTCCTTGGCAACCTGGACGGTGCAAGGAGCGTTCAAAATACCAAGAGGCTGGCCAGCTCCGGTTCCGTTGAACAGAGCATCGAGCAACTTAAACTTCATTTCCTTATTGAACTCTTCCATGACCATCGACTCAAGGCCGGTCGAATCCTGGAGCAGTTCAGAGGTAACGTAGCAAAGCGCGAAGAGCTTCTCAAGATTCATCGTAGACTCGCCGATCTTAGGCTTGCTGGCCGTGGTAGCGCTCGCCTCGTTTTTCCAGTAGGCAAGCACGGAACCAGAGCGAGAACCGTCAGCGCGGGAAGTCTCGTCGATATAGTTATACTTGATCCCGTCGAACGGGCCGGAAATCGGAACGCGCTTACACACGCCAAGGATATTCCCGGAGTCCCAAATCTTCGACGCGAGCATAGCCCCCTGCTGTTGGCCAACAAGGAACCCACCATCGGACGGAACGGCCTCGCTCATGCCGGAAGGCGCGCGAGTTTCGAGGATAGAGCGGGATTCGCTCCTAGTCATCGTTCCAGCGCCGAACGAACCGGCTACCGCGCGGAGATAATCACCCAAGGAAGTCTTGCGCTCTTCCTGGAGATCGCCACCGCGTGACTCAGGCTCGGCCGATTTGCTAAACTCGGCTTCGGCCTTCTCGGCTCTCTCTTCATCGGCAAGTTTCGCCTGCGCGTCATTCATCTTGCCAAGATACGTTCGCAGGGTAACGGCATCGCCATCTTCCGGCTTATCCTTCGACCTGAGAACCTGGATGGATTCAAGGATTCCCTTGATCTCCGCTTTCAGATTGTCAATTCTTACGCTCATGTTAGTTTCCTTCTTTTCCCAAATCCAGTGGGATGCCTGCTAGAATGCAGTCTGTGTCCATGCAAGTCCTTAACCATTCGGAGGAAACTGTCTCCGCGACGGGCTTCTCTTCGGGCACTGGCTCCGCGCCGGGCGCCGTAAGGCTTCGTATGAACTCGTTTACTTTCGCTATATTCTCATCAGAAAGAGCTTCCGCCCCTTCCAAGTCGCGCAATTTTACAGATGTCTGAGGATAGGCCGGGAAACTCACAATAGAGATTTCAATAAGCCGAACCTCTAGCACGTCTCTTTTCACAATGGGCTTATCAAGGTCTGACCACTCATCCCGCAGGACATTGAACCCGAAAGACATCTCGCGCACGTCCCCGCGCTCCATCAAGACTTTCAAGTCTCGCGCGTAAGACGTATTGGGAAGCGTCGCGTCAAACTTCAATCCCTTCTCATCTTCGGTAAGCAAGAGCGTACCGGCCGACCGACGTCCAAGCACGTACTGGCTATTGTGATCCCAAAGCAAGCGCGGATCGCTTCGCTTGTCCTTGAGCGTTTCGGTAAAGGCTCCCGGCTTGATCCTCTCGACGAATCCGCCAAGGTTTTCGCTCGGTTTGTCAAACACGGAAGCATAGCCGGAAACACGTATTTCTCCATCGTTTCCATTAGATACCATCTCGCGAATCTCAAAAGTCAAGTCTTCGCGTTTCTCTTTATCAAGTTTACGCTGTTCCATCGTCGCCCCCTTCGTCCGGCTCGGCTTCATCGTCGGGCGCTGGCTCTTTCGGTTCAAAATCATCTGCCGGTTTAAGCATCTTTAAGGCTGTAGCTCTATCAATTCCAGGGATTGAAACAAGAACTATCTCGATGGCAGAATCAATAGGCATTACTCCGTCGGCAACTGCTTGGACGATATCTTTTAGCGCTGTCATCTGCGCACCGTTCAGCGCCTGCTTCTGTACATCGACTCCGCCATCAACCTCTATACTGTCCGTCGGCTCATCTTTCCCGTTTGACTTATTAGCGGCAAGGTTAGGTTGTCCCCAATATTCAGTACCTTTTTCTCCGCCGATCTTGTTCATGTTCTCGCGCTCGCGCCACTCGTCGGCATTAAGAGTACCGGCGAGACGCATTATGTTTTGCACAGTGGCACGAGTAATTGAATCACCACGCAATAAGCCATCTACATTAAACTCAATAGTTGGGGCCGCGTCTTTACCGAATAGTTTTATATTAAGCTCTTGCTCCCAGGCTACATATCTCGGAAGCATCGTCCCCTGTACCATTTCAATAGATATCTGCTCGACGTTACGCAACCCGGAAGAGTCGGCCATTTTGAGCATCCGCAATGGTAGGTTGAACCAGCGCGCTATCTCTACGTCCTGGAATTGCCGAGTCCCGAGATATTGCGCTTCCTCGGGCGAGAATGTGATCTTATTCCAGGTCATTCCCTCTTCAAGAATTATCGGTTTATGGGCGTTTTTAGGGCCGCTCTGTTCAGCTATCGATTTCTTTAGATTCTCATGGGCTTGAGTTGAAAGCGCGGCTGGATGCTGGAATACGCCGCCAGCGTTTAGGCCGTTCTCAAAAAACTTCTTGCCGAATGATTCAGTCGCCTGAGTAAGCCAGAACGACTTAGCCGCCAGTTTGATAACGCCGTCCCCGTGGATGCCATCAAACGGTAGGCCAGGAATATGGACGATATCGGCGTCCCGGTAAGTAGTTTTCGAGCCGTCAGTGTTAGAATAGTCCCAAACCAGTGACCGGCCATTATTCTCTAGCCTCGGCGCCATGCGTTTCCCATCTAGCAACCATAGCCAAATAGGACGGCCCAAAACGTCACGCTCGATCCGAGAGAACCCGCCA